AAAAATTAAAGTAAATTAAAAATATTATTAAAGTATGCTTTACTTTAATAAATAAAGTATGCTTTAATTAACTCATCGAAACGAAACACGGCAAGGAGCAAGTCATGTTACAGCATCCAAACGAATTAGATCAGGCAATATATGAAGAAGACTGCAAGGCGGAAAAGATAGAGCTGCAAGCAGAGTGCATTAAAAACCTGCTTTTCAAAGACGGCGTTTGTGATGTTGGTCGAGGCGTTACGGATAATTACACATTAGAAGCAGTTCTCGAAGATCAGCAAGACGAACACTTATACAAGTGTCTATCGGCTTTATGGAGAGCTAAGGATTCAGATTTAAATAGACACCAAGCAGTTAATAAATTGATCAGATACTTGGATTCAATGGTTGAAGATGCCTCAAGCTTCCAAGCAAAACTAATTCTAGGAGTTGCGTAATGAGCAATATCACAGAGCAAGAAGTAATCAAACATGCCGCTAGCCAAGGCTTAATATTATGGGGTTTGATGCAAAGCCTAAGCATTGCAGTTAATAGGTTTAATCAAAGCCAAAGCGACGTCAAATACCACGCTTTGGCCGGTTCTGTAGAAGAAATTGCGAATGGTATGAACGACCTATTAAACGAGAGTGCGCATGAACTGCTGTTAAAAGGGATTGAGAAAATCAAGGCCGCTAAACGATCAGAGTTAGCATTCGACAACATGATACTGAAAGATTTAGAAATCCCTAAGTTTGGAGAAAGTCATGCCTAGCGAGTTAATAGAGTTTTTATGGTTTACCGCCATTCTTTTAAGTGTGCTGTCTTTAATGGCTTTAACTGACTGGGTTTTTAAGAAAGTTTCAAGCAAGAAAAAGTTAATTCACCCTTACATTGTTTCAGATGATAGACGCTTTATTCGTTAGGGTCTTAGCCGTTGATGTTAGTAGTAGCGGCATTTTTTAAGGATTAGTTATGAATATTTTTCAACAGCTAAACGACAATTTCAAAAAAGAATTTAGCGATATGAGCAGAGAAGCCAAGCCCTTAACGCTTGCAGATTTTGAACTAATGCAACAAGCAAAAATAGATTTTTATGCGGGCAAAGAAATGCAATCTAACGAGCCTGCTTATGTTGAAGCTTTTAGCGTTGAATCATCACTACATATTATTAGAGGTGCGCAATGAGCGAGAATTTAAAGCTTTGGAAAAGACTAGAAAAGACTGATCCAAAATACACAAAACCCGTTAAATCTGGCGGCTTTAATTATACAGCGATTACGCCAGCTTATCAGGCATTGAAAGCCACTGAAGCGTTCGGGCCTCAAGGTATTTTCTGGGGGATCGTTCCTGAAAGCCAACAATTCACGCAAGACGTAATAGAAGAAACCACACTGTTACATTACGACGCAATACTTTTTTATATTCTTGACGGCAACCGTGGCGAGATTCCTATTCATGCAAGCGAAAAGCTTTGTTATAGAACTGCTAAAGGTTCCTTGTTCATAGATCAGGAAGCGAGAAAGAAAGTAGTCACTAGAGCTAAATCTAAGGGCTTCTCAGAGCTTGGAATGTCTGCCGATATCTTCTTAGGCTTGTTTGATGATTACGAATACAAAGAAACTCGGATAGCTGAAGCTGACGTTCAAAGAGCGGAAAGTAACGCTGAAGAGAAGCTAAATAAAGAAATTGAATATAAAGAATCAATTGAAGCCGCTCTTAAAATCATTAAAGAATCAATCTCTATGAATATGTTAGAGAAAACATTCAAGCAGGCAGTATTTAAAGCGAATGCTAGAGCAGATGAAAAATCAATAATCAAATTAACCATAGCAAAAGACGCAAAGAAAAAAGAACTTTTAGAGGTGAAGCATGACCAAGCTGTATGAGATAAGCGAACAATTCAAAGAGCTTCAAGCTCTCGCTGACGATGAATCAATGGCTGAAGCTGTTGCAGATACCTTAGAAGGTATTCAAGGCGAATTTAACGACAAAGCCAAAGCTATTAGCTCAATGGTTCTTAATATGGATGGTGATATAGAGCCAATTGATTCAGCCATTGCAAGGCTGCAAGCAAGAAAAAAAACCATCCAGAATAAGCAGGCATCGCTTAAAAACTATCTACGCGAGAACATGACCCGCTGCGACATTAAAAAAATAGCTTGTCCATTGTTTACGGTCACTTTGGTTCAAGGTCGAGAGCTTGCTTTTATCGATAATGAAGAGGCTCTGCCTGACGATTACTTAAGCGTGAAAACAACCATTTCACCGGACAAAACCGCAATAACTAAGGCATTGAAAGAAGGCGCTGAAATACCTGGCGCACACCTTGAACGTGCAAAATCATCAATCAGAATTAAATAAGGACAATGTATGAATAACGCACCAATAGCAAAAGGCAGAATAGCGGCGGCAGTCGATAAGTATCCAGCGAAAGATAATAACGGCCAAGATATTATGAAAAACCGTTATTGCACGATAGGAAAGCTGACAATTTGGCCGAGCGATAACGGTGGCCAAGATTACAGCATTGAAATAGACGCCATCCCCGTTGGCACTGTTGGCCCAATTAAAGCAATAGTGTTTATGGATGACGAGCAAGCACAACAGCAAAACCAAGCGCCGCAACAAGGCTACCAACAACCACAGCAGCCGCAAAACAACTACCAACAACAACCACCACCGCCTAACTATCAAGGCAGACGATAAAACAAGCCCCTTAACTGGGGCTAAGTCAGTAGAAAGCGACCATAAAAAACAAAAGGAACCATGAATAATGGCTTACCCAAAAGTTGACCTAAAAGGCTTTGAGCGAGAAGTGTGGAATATCAGAGCGATTCTTTACAGAAGCTTAACTGCTTTTGTTCTCTACTCGCCTGAGAAGGGTTTTATTTTCAGGAAAGAATTGACGGATGATTTGGAAATGCTGATTTTTGAGCAAAAAATAATCTTTATAGGCTGTTACAAAAAACCGCTTAAATCGGCTGATCTTGTTGAAGATTTAGAGTTTGTATTAAGTATTGATCAGGAAAAGGCAGCATGAACCCAACAAACGGAAAAGGAAGTAAGCGGCTCCACGATAGAACCAAGCTAAAGCATGAAGAAATGCAGAATAAGTGGGATCGTATTTTTGGCAAGAAAGACAAGCCGAAAGATGAAGTTAAACAAGAAACCAAAGAGGCAAGGTAATGAGCAGAATTACTTTAGATTACGATGAAACAACGGGCGAGATCAAAGATGCTAAAGGCATGATCGTATATCACATGATGGGAGTGTCATCATTTGAGCCTGAAAAACACGCCGCGCCAGTTTTAGAGCTTATTAAGCAGGGCGTTACACCTGACGAAATCATAAAACTAAGAAATAACGATCTACTTTAAACACCAGCCCTTTAATTAGGGCTTTGTCAGTAGAAGATAACAACTTTGGAGAGTGAAAGTGAAAGAAGCAATAAACAACTGTGTAGAAATTTGTCACGGAGCAGCAAAAGCCGGTGGATGGTGGAATGATGTTAAAACAGGTGAGCCGCTAAAGCGAAACGATGGCGAGCTTATTTGCTTAATGCACTCTGAATTATCAGAAGCTTTAGAGGGTGTTCGCAAGAATAAAATGGATGATCATTTGCCGCACCGAAAAAGCGTTGAAGTTGAGTTAGCAGATGCCTTGATCAGAATTTTTGATTATGCCGGTGGTCGTGGTCTTGATTTGGGTGGTGCATTAGAAGAAAAGGTTAAATACAACCAGCAACGCGCAGATCATAAACCAGAAAATCGCGCTAAAGACGGCGGTAAGGCTTTTTAGATTAGCCGGTTAGTGTGTGACTCGGAGCGTAATAGCTCGAAGCGAAACGGAAGCCCAGCCGTACACACAAGGGCAAGCCGAATAGGTAACTGAACAATGGCGGACAAGGTAACGCTCAAACTGACTGTGAAAGTCAAAGCCTCTTCCGTAGTCGTTAAACAATTAAGCCAAGCTCTGCCCGCGCCTGCTATTGCGCGTGATGGTTTAAAGTGGATAGCACTAATTTAATATTGTTTAAGGTGGAATGATGAACCTACTAACTGAAAAAGAGCTTGTGGACCTTACAAAAGTTAAGCAGCCTGCCAAGCAGAGGGCTGTTTTAGACAATAACGGGATTTATTATATTCTTAGATTAGACGGCTCAATCGTTACAACATGGCACCATGTTAATCACCCTTGCGTTAATCGAGCTGTAAACGATGACATGCCAGATTTTGGAGCAATGGCGAATGGGTAGGAAGCGACTAGAAAAAGATAAGTGGATACCTGCAAGAGTTTATAAGGGTCGATCTGCTTATGAGTATCGTCCAATTAAAGGTGTGTGTATTCGTCTATGTGCGCTTGATGCTCAAAAGCATGTTGTTATTCGCAGACATGCCGATGAATACGAAAAATTTAATTCAAACAAAGGAACTATTAAAGAGCTTTCAACTTTGTATTTTGCTTCTACGCAATTTCAAAAGTTGAGCGTTCTTACTCGTAAAGATTATGAGAAGTATTGGAAGGCTTTAGATAAAGTATTTGGAAAGATGGACGCTCGAAAGTTGCGCCCTGAGCACGTCAGAAAGTATATGGACCTGAAAGGCCAGACTAGCGAGGTTACAGCGAATAGGCATTTATCCTTACTATCAAAAATTTATAGCTGGGGATTTGAGCGGGGCTATGTAACAGAGCATCCATGCAAAGGCGTTTCTAGGTTCTCAGAAAAAAGCAGGACCAGATACATTACAGATGCAGAATATATGCTTGTTTATAATGCTGCAGCTTTATCGGTCCAAGTTGCAATGGAAATAAGCTATTTGTGTGCGGCTAGACAAGGCGATGTTTTAAAGCTCACTAAATCCCAACTGCAGGAAGAAGGGATTTATATTAAGCAGGGCAAAACTGGCAAGGAGCAAATTAAAGCATGGTCGACCAGGTTAAAGTCTGCAGTCAAACTTGCTGAAAGTATCGAGACTAAAAACGGGTCCTTTTATGTTATTCCTACCCAATCAGGGACCGCTTATACATCAGATGGTTTTAGGACCATGTGGAGCAAGGCAAGAGAAAAAGCCCGGCTAGATTCTGGCTTAAAACTTGATTTCACTTTTCACGATATTAAAGCAAAAGCCATTTCAGATTTTGAAGGCGACAAGCAGAAATTCTCAGGTCATAAGACTGCAGCGCAAGTAGCAACTTATGACAGAAAAACAGAAGTGGTCCAGACGTTAAACCTTCCGAATATTTCAGAGGGTAAAAAAGGCAAGTAATTGATAAAAAACACATTCTAATTAATGATTTTTTTCGGAAATAAGAGGGTAAGACATTGAAAACATTACTACATAGTCAAGGATTGAAAATCCTCGTGTCCTTGGTTCGATTCCGAGACCGGGCACCACTTTTTACTAAGAGTTTCAACAACTTAATAAATGTAAAAAGTGGTCATTTTACCCCTTCCGAATATTTCCGAATACACTTTCCGAATACTTTCAAGCTTTCGCCTTTATCAGTCGGCAAGATTGTCTATATTTTTTCGCGCTCAAATAAATTCGAGACGAGAGGATTTGAATCAATCGCCACAAATCACGACACCAGCAAAATCAATCACTTAACAATTCAGCAAAACCAAAAAACCACCTCAAACAGCCTCAAAACACCTGTTTCTGCATACACTCTGCATACACTCATTTCTAAGAGGGCTTCCGCGTGAATATAAAAAATCTAACAAACCGCTTCAAACTAATCGCTAAAAAAATTAAGTGTTTTGCTTTAGGGCATAAATCAAACGAAATAATAGAGACTGATCAACTAACAAAAGAGCCGGTTAGTAAATGTATTTACTGTGAATGCACGCTTTTTGAAGATTTACGTCGGTCATAAATAAATCGAACTTGTAAGAGCTGCTTACAGGTTCAAATTTTAAGTGGTGACTGAATGGCTAGAGCTAAATCACTCGGAAATTAGCACCGAGCGCCGCACCAAATAGATATTGTGTCGGGAGTAATAGTTATGGATTATGTGAAAAGATTTGAGGCTGATTGCAACGAAAAAGGCGAATGGTTTGTTTTTGATAACGAGGTTTGTTATTGCATGGCAGGGCCAATGAGCGAAGAAGCCGCTTGCGATTTAGCCGCCGAACATAACGCTAAATGTAAATAATGTCGAATAGTAGAGAGTTAAAACAATGAAAATAATGCTCGATTGCTCACCGAAAAAAATACACGAATATCGTGAGCGGTATGGCGTTGATTTCTGGCAGCTTAGAACTCCGCTTACGCAATATGCTTTAGCTGGTGTTCCCTACGGTTTAGATAACGGTTGTTTTAAGCGATTCAATGAAAAGACTTGGAATCGCTTATTGAATGAAGCTGAAGAATATATGCCTAAGTTTGTCTGCTTGCCTGACATGGTTGGTGATGCTGTTAGAACATTAGACTTATTTGATGCTTTTGAAAGTAGAACAAACGGCTTACCAAGATGCTTGGTGCTTCAAGATGGCATAGGAAGCCACCGCATAGATTGGAGCAAGTTAAGCGCGGTTTTTGTAGGTGGTAGTGATGCTTTTAAAATTAGTGAAGAGGCTATGAACGCTTGCAAAACTGCAAAGATGCTTGGCAAGTGGGTTCATGTTGGCCGAGTAAATACTGCTCAACGTGTTAAGCATTGGCTTGGAGTTGCTGACTCAATAGATGGGAGCGGCATAAGTCAATATGACCACATGCTAGAAAATGTGCTTGCAGCGATACAAGGCACTAAAGAAGAAACACAATTATTGTTAGCAGTTTAACCAGTAAAAATGTCGTAATCGCTAGTTAACGCGATATGAAAGAATGGGTTGTTATATTCAAGAGGATCACCAATGAGCACTATAGAAAGAAAAGACTTGCCGGAAGATTACGCTGAAATGATGACGTATGAAAGCCATCACGATCATGAAATAGTTAAAGTTAATGGTGTTCTTAGATGGAAGCAAGACGACTTTGTTAGTCGCTTTACTGACTCTTGCAACCTGAATGACATTATTGCTGGCCTACATGCCAATGGTAATGGTAAGAACTCCGAAATATATCGAGAGCTTTACCGAAAAATGGGCTACTCGCTTAGTGGATACTGGGAAGTATTTTATTGGGAAGTGAATAACTATGAGGCCGCTGATTACGTGCAGCCTAAGTGAATATAACCCAAAGCTTTGCGGCTTGCGAGAACGGAGATATAAAGTATGACATTGTTAAAAGATAGTAACACGCACTTAAACAAGAGTGAGCACGATAATAGCAAGTCCGACCAAGAGCGCCTTGTTATGTGTGACTTGTTCTTTGATCCGGTTGATATCTGCATGGCTTTATCTGCAATCCCTAGTCAAGAAAATGCAGACGAGAACGAGCACGAAATAATGCTTGAAGCTTGCGTTTATATTGACGAGCTGAGAGCGCGAATTAAAAAGCTTGAGCAGTTTAATTTAGAATTGGCAAATGAAAGCCATGATTTAAAGCAAAGGATAAGAGGCTACAGGAAAGCAAGGTCAATGTAGTTTTGATTACACATAACCCCAAGCTAACTGGCGCTGAACGCCTAACTAATTAAATAAAAGGATAACCAGATTATGAAAAAACTAAACCGACTAGCACTAACAGCGTCCATGTTGAGCGTCTTGTTAGCTGTTTCAGGTTGCTCAACTGGAAACCCGTCTTCAACAAGTAGTAATGAGATGAAAACCCGATGTATAGACGGTGTTACTTATTTTTTATTCAAAGAAACTTCTGGGTATTCTGGTCACGGCTATATGTCACCAAAATTTAAGCGGGATGGCTCATTAAGTTTATGTGACAGCTAACACTTTATTAGACGGAATCCGTTTTTTACCGCGTTATATGGATTCCGTATAATTCTGGATATTCAGCGTTATAAGGGAAAATACTTTGATCGATTTAACAAGGTTAATATGTGGAGAATAGTTCTTTGTACTGAATGCCAAGGCCCAACGGTTGCTTTTTCTTCGTTGCGGTTTCGCGTGTGTCTCGATTGCTCTTGTGTGTTTGAATGGGAGCTAGACGATAATGAGAGGCCGCTTGTTATGTATCAGCGTTGAAGCTTTGATATTATCCAGATTATAGGCGCAAGAATTAAGCAGGCTGCTATGATCAAAATAGAGAGCAAGCTAAGAGCAAGATCACTCCCGCGCCTATGGCTCAAGCCTTGACCCCTCTCCCATTGGTAAGCTCTAAGGCAATGCTTCCTGCCATCTACCGGATAGAAAGCCGTATCTATAACCTTTTGAAGTACTAGCCAATATCTGTTTTTCTTCGTGAGCGCAAAATATCCTACACGCCCTGATACTGTTGTTCTGTAATCGCCAGAGCACAAAGCATTTCCGAGCCGGTCTATATTTAAAAGTAGATCGATAAGAGAGAATGAGCTGAAAACGGCTAACATCGCTCGCCATAGATTGTTTTTATACATAATTTCTCCTGGGCATAAAAAAACCGACTCTGGGCCGGTAACTCATTAATATTTATAAGACATGCTAGTTTTATATATCTTCTATAACCCCCACAAATTGAACCACCCTAGATGCCGCATCAGTCCAACCCGCAGTTGAAATATTTATCCCTGTACTCCATGACCATTCAGACGTGTCATATCCAGTAGTGCCCAAGCTTGCTGAGTAAGTCGCAGAAGATGTCAAAAGAGTGCCAACACCCTCAACTACCACACTCTCAAAGAAATCTTGAGGGATAGCGCCTGTTGTAGCGTCATGTTTAAGAAGTATTCTGAAAATGCCGTTATCACTTAAAAGAATGCCGAACAAATCAACAGACTCTATAACCGTGATAGTGCATGTTCCAAAATACCGACTATTGTCTGAGAAATCATAAGAAAAGCCAGCCTCAGTATATGTATTTATATTATCAGACCTAACATCTGTAATCGTCGCTGAAATATTGACTCTAGGCACTGTTACTATTGCTTGAAGTGTCAAGACATCTAATTCTTCAGCGGTTTTGGTGAAGGGCCAATACTCGAACCTTGACAAGACCCCTTCAGCCACCTCAAAAAAATGCACGTCGAGAATATCCAAAATTGTGTCGCTTGATGTAGCGTAATTTGTCGAGCTTCCATTTCTTGACAATATCCACTCGCCACTTTTAAAAGACGCTGCGAGCTTTTCAACTCCTGATACCGGAATGGCAGACGGAAAGTCTCTTGTTATCGTTCCATTGTAGGTTTCATACTCACCATCTTCTATACTTCTAACAATTGCCCTAGAGGAACCGCTAGAAAGTATTAAATTAACACCTAGAGAGCTTTGATAATCACTTGAGAACTCAATAAAAAAAGCTCCTTCATCTGGATTATACTCACTCCCAAATGTTCTACTCAATGAATCGACCGCCCTAGTTTCAGAAGTTGCGCCGGTTTCTATGAAGTTGCTAGACTCTGTGCCGATTTCCAATTGATAACCGTCAATTGTGCCACTCACAGAAATTTCCACCGTTGTTCCCGATGCTGTAAATGTTATCGGGTTCCCTATAGGAGCTGAACCGCTTCCCCCGTTACTTATAAAAGCATACCCCGCACCGCTACCATAGCTCGTCAATGTATAAGGAAGGCCGCTTGTTACTGTCACTGTCTGTGTTGTTGGAGTCGCTGAATTTATTAATAAATTAGTCGCCGCCAATTCTAAAACTAGACCTTCGGTTATAAAGCGAGGCTCATCTATAGCGACCTCCGTTAGACTGCCGCTGAGTGGGTCGCTATATGTGGCAACTGTTGATCTCGTAAAATCAAACAAGTCTGAAAAACTTACACTTTGTTTAGACACTTTCTACCCCTCTAACATCACCTTTTATCACCCAAGTTATTAAATCGGCCCCTGATTTAACTGCCTTGCCTGCCTGACCGCCTATGCCGTACTCGTTAGAGTTTCGCGTAACCTTCTGACCTGGCTCTGCAAGACCTCCACCATTACCAACGTTTGAGCCTGAATAATTTACGCTATACGTGGCCCCGTAAAGGCTCGTTTCACCAGTGCCCCCAACGCCACCTAGCTCATAAGTGCCACTAGATGAATCTGTATGAATATAATTACCACCGACTGTAATGTCTGTCCGAACTCTAGACGACAAAGAGCCCGCACCACCACCGCCAGTAACAAAAAATATGCTTGTTGAAACCGCTCTTGAAAGAATGCCTGCACCACCACCGCCACCACCCGCGATAATCCCAGCATTGTTATATATATTAATCGGGTGCTCTATATGTAAAGCATCGCCCCCATCACCAGCAGCCACCTGATCACTACCAAAAACATCTCTGAGAGAATGCGCTAGACCGTTCCCGCCCTCGCCTAATATTTTTGCGCCATCTTCCAAGATCAAATTTATCGTTGTGCCGCTTGGAAATGTGCCGGTTTCCAATGCAACTGAAGTCGGATATTCTTTTATAATCCAGAAAGATTCTGAAAAAGAACCAGAATATAGACGATACTCACTCTCTCTTGCTGTTGTTGTGACTACTGCTATGTCATTTTTTTGTAGTGCAGGGATTTGGCCGACGCTAACAGAAGAATATGCCGTACCAGTACCTATAACTAGATATTCCTCGCCGTCATAAAAATCATTACTCGCATCTCTTGCCGCTTCTGGAACATTAACGCCACCACCGCATGTATCACCCCCAATAACAACGCCTGATCTAATACGAAAGTTTATTGTTTCACTTCCGTCTAAAGTGATGCCAAATTGATCATCAAATAGGTCTCTCAAATTAACATTAAGAAGGTTGCTACCTATTATAACTTCAAGTGCATCAGGGTCTTCAGGCTCTGCTAAGAAAAACTCATTAGCTGTGTATGAGAATTTAGAACCTAGCTCTATTTCACTAGCACTAAATATCTGCATGTTTGCCTGTCTAACACTACCGAAAAAATCAACCAATAAACGGTTTTGAAGTCTTACAAAGTCACCTAGCCATAAGTAAGAGTCTTTCGCGTCAACCTTAAATGTTATTTGCTTTGGTATCTCTCCAAACCTATTAGCGATTTTCAAAGCTAGATCGTTAGCGGTGGCAGTCGCAGTTGCTGGAATCCATCGACTATAAATAGTTTTTATTTTATTTATACCGTGTTTACTCGCTGAACTGGCGCTAGTGTTTAGATATGTTTCAACTGTTGAATAGTTGCTAGTCTCGTCTAGTTTTTCAGTAGGGTTTATTTGTCCGTAATATACATTGACCTCTGTTACTAATTGGTCAGGAAGGTCTTTCCATGCCACGGAGTCTTTTATGATATGTCCGTTGTCATCTAGGTCGTATATAACATCATCTTGAGCTGCGCGAACGGCTCTAAGCTTTACTAGGTTGGTGCGTTCATCCCACCAGACACTAAAAAACATCTGCTCGCACATTTCGCCAACCAAATCACTAACGCCGGTAGGCTCTGTGATGAGAGTGCTATATAAACGAGGCAAGTAATTGCTACCCTCTACAGACCAGTTGGCAGTGTCTAAAAAGATAGAATTAATGCCCGCGTATTCTGTGAATAAGTCTTCAAGAATATCAGCTGCTAATTGAGAAGCGTATTCTAAGCATAGCTGTATAGTAGCCCCTTCGCTGTGCTCTTCCGATTCCGTTGCTCTTTGACCTCTAACAACCGTGAAAACATCGCCTGACCGAGTGAAAGAAAGTATCTCTTTTTCAATCCGTATGTAGCCAGAAGCAGGGTATTCAAGATCGCCAACACCTGAAGGCCCAACCGTTAAAGTTGTTACTGAGTTGTTTATGTCAGCACTCAAAATGCCGCTTGATGCTCTAGGAGCCTGAGCCTTTGAATTTTCAGCGAGCGTCAAAATATCTTTTCCTGATATTTTTACATTACCGTTACTATCAACGCCATCAAATGAAGTAATAACAAATGTGCGAACTGTTGAGTCCACTATTTTATTATTTAATAAATAACCGCTTTCTAGCGTCATTATTCTGTGTAAATAGTATGGATTCCTGACAGCCCACTTAGTCCAAAACGTGCCACGCTCAAGTGGGTTGTAGTCTCTTTCGTCAATATAAGGATCGACATGTTTATCATTATGAGGGAAGTCTTTGAACGTGGCTGAAATAGTAGCTCTAGTGCCAAAAGGTGATGACGACTTATTTGCTCCACCTGGGTTGAGTGAAGCGGGGCCAATAGATACAGATGCTAGACAAGGAAGGTAATATTCATCCATAGGCGCAGGAGAACGGCTTTTGATGAACCTTAACGGTAGAGTTTCGATGTCATAGTTCGCTGGGTCTTGACACGTCTTTCGTGTATTAAAGCATTTCTCCGTTTCTTCGCCTACTATTGCAATACCATTTGTATCTATATGCGGCTGATCTTCGTCATAAGCCGCCATAAGTCCATATATTTGTGCTTGCGCCCCCAAACTTGGAGAGACGCCACCATTAAAGAAAAAGAATAGAACCTTGCTGGTCGGCTCATTTATAGCATTAACACCAACTTTTATTTTGTAATTCGTGTTGTCTGCAAGCTCTGTGACTTCGACAAAATCAAAAGCATCCCAACCAAAACCATTAGTGACAATACCCGTTGACATTTCGAGCCTTAGCGCGCTCCTACCAGTCGTTTTATATACCTGAAAGTAAAATTCATTCATTCCACTTATTACGTCTATGTAGATAGTGTAATAAGTGGTTTTATTTAGAAAAATCTCATTCGCTTGAGCATAAAAAACATATTCACTATCACTGTTTTTCTCTATCTGGTTTATCACAGCGTCAACGCCAGAGATTGATGTTGTTCCTGTCTGCGTCACATCATAGCCGCTTGGATCATCCCACGCGATAGCGTCACCTAGATTTGAAGAGTTCGCTATTATATTAGTTAAGCTGGCCTTGCAAATACCGTCACCGTAAGACCTAGAGCAAAAGTCTTGATTGATTGTGACTTTCGCTATTGGCTCACGACCCATTTTAGTTTGCTCGGTCACTATTCGCACCCCACAACGTTAAACGACACTCCGAGCCAGTCATTCGGGCCGGTGTTGTTTGGTGAAATGGGTTTTTCTGTCCATGCGTACTGGCATTCGCTCGCATAGCCGAGAGGTCGCCAAGCAATGAAGAAAGGGTTCGTGATGGCAAATTTTGCGAACGGGTCAAACTTCGATCTATACCAAGCGCCGGTTAAATTAGAATAACTATACTCGGTCATTACTCCGCTACGTATAACCGAACGACCAAGCCACGCGCCACCCTCTGACGTGTTCGGCCTTAACTCTGCATTGGTGCTTAGTTTGGCCGGTGAATGGCCTCCAAAAATCATGCGTTGCATTTCTAAAGACTTCCCGATATTGATCACAGCAACCTGAGCCGCGTAAGCTGCGCTATCATCAAAGAAGTATTCTTGTGTTGTAAAATCCGCTTCGATTGTTGAATCAGCCGCGCCGCCTATTTCTAATCTGATATATCTTGCTGACACTTCTGGAAATATGACCATTGCTGCATCATTAGATGTAAGCGAAAAGATAAGGTGCTCAATATAGTCGATGCCGTTCGTGCTGACTGATAATATTAACTCTCTTCCTTCAAGATTATGCTTAGCGAGGCCAATATAATCTATTTCGTTGGTGCTACCTGTATCTAATGTCAACACTGCTGAAGATGTAGCACTTCGCCAGAAATCATAGGTAAAACCATTAAGTAAAGCACTAGCGCCAAAGCCCGCCGCACTTGAAGAGGCCAAAACAGAGGTTATTAGATTTTCATAGCCTATATGTGTATTTTTTAAACTAAACTCTCGCGTGATAGTTTTATCGCTGTAATAATCATTATCAAAAACAGTACTCATAAAACTACTAACCTCGCCCCGTTTTCTTGTGCGTTGTTTATTAAGTCAACCAATTGCGAACCGCTATATAAATCAGACGGATTTATGCCTTGTATATATTGCACTTGGCTAGGGCCAGACTGACCGCCAGAGACTTGATTGCCGATATTTTCCGCTGTTGAATTGGCCGCCGCGCCTGATACTGTGCCTTTGCTGAATGATTGCGCGTTAATGGCTTGAACTCTCACAGCCCCCGCCGCGATTGCTGCACCAGCTGCCGCTATGCCTAAGCCTGGTCCAACAACTGGAATGCCTGCTAGTGCTGTATATGCGTTTTGTGCCCCTTGCATTGTGCTTACTACAGTGCTGGCAATCGCTGCCACTTTGCCTATCTCAAACATTTTGCGAGACTTTCCAGCCATTAATGAGGCTAGATTATCAAGCAAGCCGCCTAGCGCAGCTTTCCTATTCGCCCCTTCCATTTCTTCTAATGTCCTGAGCTTTTGCGCTGAGTCTGCCGCCAACTGATACCGCAACTGCTCGCCGTTGGCTATTAACTCATTTAAAAAAGCATCTTCGTCTATTTCTGCCTGTCTTTTTGATGCTCTTTGTGTTGCTAATTCTTCGTCTATTATTGCGCCCCATTCGACCATCCCATCAAATTCTCGCTGCTTACTGTCAAGCATTGCTTTTGCTGCTTCGTCAGAGGCGGTTTTTGCATTTTCAACGTATTTTTTAAAGGCTGAACCGGCTAGAGGTCTCTGCAAAACATCGTCAATGTCTTGCAAACCTATATCAATAGCGCCTCTAATCGTATTCAATTCGGTTTGTATTGTTTCACCGAACCCGGTTAATGAAACGGGTTGAATATCTACGCTTGGTAAAGTGTTGAGAACTTCTATTAATTCATTAACTGCCTGCACTGGTCTATTTACGATAAAGTCAGCCATTGAGAGCATTGTTTCACCAATACCTAAACCAACAATAGCCGCCGTTTTTCCTAGCACCTCGAATGTGCGACCAACACCATCCACCGCATCGGCCACGAAAGCACCCGCATCTATAGCAGTATTAAACGCATCGCTTGCAATCTCGCCAACGCCACCGGCCTCTTTTATCATGTTTTCAAAGTCGCTCGTAGCAGCCGTGATTGCGGGGGATAATTTCGCACTGATTTCTTGAGATAAGCTTGAAAAAACCTCTTGGGCGCCCGAAATTCTATCTTCTAGCTGTACCAAACGCTCTGTATCAATATCAGACATTGCCAAGCCTAACTCTTCAGCTCGTTTTGCTTGTTCTGCTAATGCTTTCCCGTTATTTTGTAAAAGAGGGAGCAAAGCCGTTGAGTCACTTGCCATCGCCTCCATGTAAAAAACCATATCCGCTTGGCTTAGATTGGCTTTTTCTAAGCTTGAGACGTAAAGCTGTAAAGCTTGATCGCCTGACAGGTTTTTAAACGCTTGCGCGGTAACGCCAACTTTTGGGGCAATCTGCTCGAAGAAGTCAGCCATAGGGCCACCACCCGTTGCATTAAAATCACCGACTCTATCGTTAAAATCCTTTAGAATATCGGATAATTTGTCTTGCTCAATGCCGACAGACCTAGCACCAAAAGCCATTTTTTGGAATGTGCTAGTGCTTGTATTAGCGATTGCCGAGAGTTTTTTAATCTCTTTTGCTGCGTTAGCTGAAGTGACTACCATTGCCGCTGCCACTGCCGCCCCTGCCGCTACTGCCGCCGCGCCATACTTAGCGATAGTTGTAGCACCGGCCCTAGCTTCTGTCGCCACTTCTTTTAAACCGTCTTTAGCTTTGCCGAGTCCGGTTGTTAAATCGCCAGTATCTGCAAAGATTCTTACAGCTAAATCACCGATTTTAGTAGTCATCCACTAGCCTTTTAATAATTGATAAAGATCAGACCAATCTGTTTTGCTTGGCTCGTTGCCGGTTTTGGTTTTTGCTTCATAAAGCCACCAGATTTCGTCCGGTGTCATCCTCCAAAATTCAGAGGGCGACACCCAACCAGCACGAACGAAATTGATATAGGTCATTTTTACAAATGATTGATGGCCTTCTATGGCTTTCCCGATTCATTGCCTTCTATCAGGTCTGACGGTGGCAGCATCATTCCTAAAATAGTATGAGTTGCCACGGTTGCCGCGTTTGTTTCACCGTTTACGATTGTTTTATATATTTCATCATCGCTGACTTTGCAGCCTGCATAACGTAAAATAATGCCAAACGCTGTGGCTAATTTTGCGAGAGGTGCCGCGCCTTTTTGGGAGTATGAATACAATTCATTTAGGGTGATAACGTCCTCAACCTTAGCGATAAGCCTGAGAATACTGTCAGCGGGTACGGTGTAATCCGTACCCTTCCAAGTTAGATTAAGCTCGTTAAATACGCCCATTATGAAGCAGCCGTGTATGTCCACTCTTCGCTAGACTGCAAAGAGCCGCTAAAAGTGATGGCATCGTTATACGTTCCAGACTGCTCGAACGATGTTAAAAAGAAATTACCTGCCAAGCTTGCAGGTACTGTATCGCCTGAGCGTAAAGGCCATTCTAAAGTAATGTCAGTAAGCATGAGAGAGCCGCCACTTAACACTAAATCCTGGATAAGTTCATCTTCTGCGACACCATCAAAGGAAATATCCATCGACTTTGTGCCCGCATCAGTCAGCAACGATCTAAAGCCTGCATCGTCATCGTTTGTTTTATCAATTGGTTCGCCATTAAAAGACCAGGATTTTGTTCTTAGCCCTACTAATCTAGTGCCGCCTCTTTGTAATAATAAAGTTCTACCGATTGCGCCAGCCATAATACTGCACCTCTATTCTGTTAATTGTTTGGGTTTTCGTTACTCAGAAGTGAGATTTGATAACGCATAGTTGCAGTAACCCGCGCCTTCTCCCCGCTCCCTGATAGTTCGATATTTGTATTTGCCAAATAACAAGAAATCGGCTCTTCTTGCAGCCACTCGTCATTTGAAATAATGGTTTCTATCTGCTCACAAAAGTTATCTATTTCTAAATCACCGCCGTTGGCTAAAACTTCGATATTTAACGTGATTTCTCGCGTTAGCTCTCGCGTGTAGTCATAACCAAGTGGAGCGTTTATTTCTGTGGGTGTGTAGATTAAAACAGCGGGGAGCTTAGAGGCCGAAACCGGATACACACGCGACTCGTAAACGCTACCTTTGAACGATGATAAAGAATCAATTAAGGCTAAAAATTTAGCTCTTATTAGTGTTCTTGGGTGCATTAATAAGACTCCAATATATATTCAGTCCATCCCTGACCGTCTGGCTGTTTATCCACTATTTTGTAGTTCGTGCCCTGTATTCTTATGCGCTGATCTAGCTTTAATGCGCTTGCATAGTCGGCAGAATCAGCACACTCGAAAACGGGATCATTATCAGAAACACCAGGCTCGCCCATATTTATCTCTAAGTGATAATTAGTGAACACGCCCCGCACTGTCTGACCACTATCAACACCACCAACTAAAACCGCATCGACATTAAATTGATGTGATACGGTTTTGTTGAGCATGTTGGTTAGTCGATCCCAGTTCATTAGGCAACTGTACCCACGCCGACATTAAGCTTTACCTTAATGCTTGTGGTTGATGTGCCTTTTGCTTCAACAGCAATACAACAGCCGGACACGTCACCCGTTGCCGGTGTTGCCGCATTGTCATCAAAAGCAGCGGCTGAAACGTCATAAATAACGCTTTCGCCTTGAGCAATGACCGCGCCTGATACTTTAGGCACTGAGAAAACACCATCTAAAGCGACTGAACCTGTCGCACCATTAGCAATATCAACTAATGCTACGCCGATTTGTTGACCGATTACGACAACATCACCAGAGGTAATATTTGCGCCTGCTGTGTAATCAACTACGCAACCTTGAGAACTATAATTTGTAGCCATGATAATTTTACCTTTTAAAAAATTAAGAAAATTAAGGGGCCGTTAAGCCCCGAAATTATTAAGCACCTGCGTTAGTAGTAGCGCCACGGTAATCAATAGCGCCAACGCCGTAATCGAGACGCACTTTCCAGCTTGTACCGTCAACCGTGAAGCCTTCTTGAGATTCTAGGAATGGCGTATCGTTACCATCTAAGAAACTGACTTCGATCACGGGAGCCTCGGAAGGATTAGCGAACATATAACTACGAGTGCCGCTTAAGCGTGGCGAGTCGATAATGTCACTGAACAAACCGCGCACCATGTTCGGACGCTGTAGCTTGTTGGCTGTATCAGGGTCATACTGAGCATCATTGATAACGCGGGCAGTACCACCAAGACCAATAGGCAGTACGATTGATTGAGGGCGTAAATCAAGATAGTCATTCCCGCCAACATCTAGCTGTTGCGCCATTAACACTCGATCAGCTTCTAATGATGCAACACTTAACGCCGCACCCGCACCGATGTTGCCGTGGTTAGCGTGGAATAGCGTATCACCGTCAGTCATAGTTGGGCCTAAGCCGCTATTTAATGCTAGAAGCGCATAAACGTCCGATTCAACAGTTCTGCGAGCTGTGCGACCAAGAGCAGCCGCCAAGCCTACAAACGCGCCTAAATCATCATTGATGATAGTTTGACGTGAAAGGTTAATGACACCGCCCTTGGTTTGAGCGATAACGCTAGACTTTTCGCCATCTGGAATAGCCATGCTCTCGAATTCGCCAAGCTCATTAACTACTGACAAGTTGGCTAGAGAGCCAACTCGATAGCGGTTATGCGCTCGGAAATCTGACACTGAACCAGTCGCACAAAATCGAGACCAAGTATCTGCTTGGGTTGCGTAAGCATTCTGTAATACTTTGTGCATTGCGTTTTCAAGCAGCACGCCAAAATCGCTTGTAGATTGCGTGAACGCACGACCAACTAAACCCATTTTATCAAAGCTATCTACATTCTGGCCTGATAGCTCTAATGATCTACGCGCCAACTCATACAAAGAGAATGAGCGTAAGCTGTTGTTCTCAGTTTTACCAAAACCCGCACGAGACACAATTGCATCCGATGCGTCTTGAATAAAACGTTCTTTGCCTGATATGCCAGACTCTACACGTACATTTGAATTAATAGGCACTTGTGCGCGCTCCATATTTTCTAAGATTTTAATTTTTGCATCTTTTAGTGATGCGCCAGTTCGGATAAGCTCGGTTTCTAATTCGGGCTTTACCTCGAATTTTCTGCAAGCCTCTTGGACATCAAGAATGCGAGCGCGCTCTAGTGCTGCGTGGTCAACTTCTTGTTTTTCGAGGTCTGGGCCTTTGGCTCTTTCCTCAACTTGTGGAGCTTCAACGGCTTCAACTTCTGCCGCTTTCACTTCAATTTCTTTTTCAACTGTTTCTTCTTTAACTTCGTTTTTATTGGGCATAATTGCCTCCTCGGTTTGGGTTGATCTGCCGAGGCCCACGGTCGGGTCGGCTGCTAGTGGAACAAATGAAATCTCCATAGGCATCCACTTTGTGACTCGGTATTCATCCGCCTTGTCATCTGCCTTTGTTAATTTTTTCTCTAAAATTTCATAACCAACTGAAACGCCGGTTACGATTTTGTCTTTAATGTCGCCCCACAATTCGGTTAGGGATTCGCGTTTACTAATTCTTATTTCAGCAATGCCGCGCCCTTTCTCAATGAAGGCTTTTTCAATAACGCCCACGTGGTTGTCTCTTGAGTAAGAGTTATGGTTATACAAAACAGGAGCGCCGCCAGTAGATAAGCGGGTCATATCAATTTCGCTTGCGTTATGGCCTAAGATTTCCACCCAAGGGCCATCGTATGAATAACGTGTGTAGGGTGTTTCAGACGAAAAAGAAACTCTGACTCTTCGCTCTGCTTCGTCAATGATGGTTACGCCTTCGCTTTCGAGCGCCCTAGTAATCATGTTTTTGTTTTGATCGCTCATAGTTAAGCCTTCTCGTCTTGGTTTTCGGTTTCTTCTTCTGGCGTTACTTCCTGATCTTCAGAAGAAAGCGCCGTAATTCTTTTCGCGTCTTGCCGTGGGTCGGTATCGAGCACCAGCCCTAATGAGTCGAGTAAATAAAAATCGTTTGCTAATTCGGTCAAGGTTTCGGTGGGGTCATAACCAAGCGTTCTTATTACCTCACTTAACGACAAAAAGCCGTTACGGATTGCTTCTTTGTATGCCTTCAGTTCTTTTGCAGGGTCGATCATTTCCCTCCGTGGTGGAGTCCATGTCACAGCCGTTTCTTTTATATCTTCTTTAAGATAAAGCTGCTCTTGGAACCACTTAGCTACACCTTCACACAAAATAGGTATGAGCATTGTCCAACGCCAAGAGTCGATATTTCTTTGCATTTCAATCCAACCCATGCGACCTGAAGAGAAATTCACGCCTGATAAATTGCCTGTTAATGATTCCGCCGTAATGCCGAAACCCGCCGCAATTTCTCGCAAAATGTCTGCGTTATAGCTTTCTTCACCGCCCGCGCTTGGTGGACTAGCAAAGGCCACTTGTTTGCCTGGTGGCAAATATTCAACATTGCCTGGCTCTAACTGTGTGATTAAATCGCCGTTTTCTTCTGTCGCGCCGCCTGGGTATGAGTCATAAACAAACGCTGTGAAACATGCCGCGATTTTTGCCCGATATAATTTGTTATCTTGCCAGTCTGCTAAATCACGCATCTTGGTCATTACCGCTGCGCCCCACGGATAACCGATTGATTGCCCTGGTCGATCTTGTCTGTAGATATGAATCACGTCTTTTTCAGGCATAAACTTTGATTCGTGACGATAACCGAATGCTTGCCCTGGGTGATTCTCATGCAGCCAATAGCCGATTCTTTGACCTTCAGCGTCATACTGAATGCCATTACAGACCATGCCGCCGCCCTTAACTGGGCCTTCTTTCGTAATATCTAAATATTCAGGCTCTAATACTTGGATAGTTAAGCCGATAGGGTTTTTACTTGTGCGCCTTCTTACTACTAAGCAATCGCCAACCGCTGCCACTGTGCCTAAAACTAACTGCTGGATGCCGTAAAAATCGTGTCTACCGTCATGGTCGCAAGCTGTTGTATCACCCCACTGTTCCCACCGTCTTTGCGTTCGCTTACCTGCGAATTGAGGCAGTATTCCAGATCCCACCGTATTCGATTTGATAACCTGAATTGCTCTACCAGCCCACGCATTATTTCGCATTAAGTCGCGGTAACGATTCCGCATGATCTGAAGATTGCCGCGAACTTCCGCATCGCTGTCGGTCGTAGATGTTCGCCAATTGGATAACCGATTTGAGCGACTAGCCGCATCAAAGCCGCGCTTATGAGCTTTTCTTAAATCGTGAATGGTTATAGGCTTTGCAGTTTGTTTCGCTTGAGTCTGTTTTCGCTGTTTGCGATTGCTCATATTAATACCCGTTACTAAAAATCGGATTGTTTCGACGTATACCAGATTGACCTAACTGTGCTTTTATTTTTGCTTCTACTCTTTCAAGTTCAGCCAATGATCTATAAGTGACCTGTCTATCTCGGTGCTTAACGGTTAAAGCTCCGCTTGCTAACGCTTCTTGTATCGCGTCTAAATCTGCCTGTGTGTATGCCATTTTTACCTCGATAAATACCCGCGTTTACGCTGAGATGGTCGTGTTTCTGGTGTCTTTTCGTTATTAGCTGAGCCTTTCGGCTTCGCTTTAAATGGAAGTAATTTATAAGCCGCATAAGCATAAACGCGGCAATCTAGCGCCTCGTTTCTTGGTCTAGTCTTTACCCACTCGATTTGCTCATAACCGCGATGTTTCTTTTTCATCATTCGTTCAGCGGTTAGCTGTGCGAAATATTCATCATCGTAATGGCTCGGAAAGTGGCAATAACCTGCTCCTGGCTTCTTTGTTGTCAAATAGCTGTAAGTTATGAACTTGGCGCCATCTACGCCGATCATCTGAGGAGTGATAATTCCAGACTTTAACCGCCGCATTCTTTTAACTTGATCTTCTACAACTGGCAGACCTTTACCGGCCATCCCCTTTCCTGCGTGGAAATGAATGTTTCTTTCATTGCGGATAAAATCATAAACATATTGAGTATTAAAGCCCGAATCTATAACGCCGCTTGCAAGGGCAATAGGTAAGCCGTCAGGTTTTAAAAACTTCTGATTAACTGTCGCGCTTAAATCATTCCATACTTCTTGTCGCGTGGTGTCGCCTGGAAGAATGATATAATCAATAGACCAGCTTTCTTCCTCTTCACCCCAACCAACAATCTCAAGCTCTATCCGGTCGCCTTGAATATCCGCACCAAATGTCAGCGTATTTATGCCCATTGGAATTTCGTGGTCGTATGTTTCGCGCAACCTAACAACGTGATCTAGTTCCACGCCTTCGCTTTTATCTTCCCAAGTTTCTCCTAGTGTCGTATTCACCCATGTTTTTAATTTAACGGGATTATCTTTCGACTCTAAAAACTCAGTGACTATGGTTTCCCATGTCGTTTGATGGCTGTACGCTGTCCAAACATGGAAAGAAATATTTCTTGGTGCTTGGATTATTTCGTTGTCTTTGTTTCTGAAGTGGTCGTTTTCATCTATCCAGATGCCGGTTTTTACGCACTTCATAAAGCCGCGCTCGGATATTTCGTGGAGCACTTCATAACCAAACAGGGCCGAGCAATGTTCACACATATACTGTGTAGTTTCTGGCTTTCCCTTATCCCATCTAAACCCGTAAGGCTTGGCAAGGTCGCCAAATTTTAAATCTTGATATTCGTTACAGTGCGGACAAGGAACAAAGAACTTAAAAAGGTTTCCCGATTCGCTAACGCAATCTTCAATAAGAGAATCTTGTTTCAAGTTAGGTGTGGAGCCTCGAATAGATTTCTTATGAACCGAGCCACTTATTCTCTTATCGCCGAGCGTTAGAGGTGAACCCTCTCCGTCTATGTCTCTGTCAAAGGCTTCTAATTCGTCATAGATAGCGACGTCTTTTGTTAGCCTTCGATAGTTCTTTGCAGATTTGCCGCCACGTATATCAAGAGTCGAGCCTAGAAATACTTTCTTTCTTAACGTGTTGTCCTTACTTCTTGAATTGTAAGAAGGAAAAACCCGCTGAACTGCTGGAACGTCTCGCGTCATTGGATTGATTTCGTCTTTTACGAAATCATCCGCGTCATCATCGACAGGCTGAAATACAACTTGGTTTCTTTTCTTGTGCTCTGCAAAGTAAGCAATCGCCGCGACTATTATTTTCGTGTAACCAGTTCGAGCCGACTTTATCCAGTTGACAACCTCAATATCATCATTAGATATTGCGTTCATTATTGGCCGCTGATATGGGAGCGTTTTCCATTTGCCTTCTATGTAAGAAGATTCAGCCGATAGATAAAAGAACTGGTCGGCATGCTCCGAGAGCTTCAAAGGCTCTAATGCTTGTAACGCCAG